ACCCAAAAGTCACAGAGTCGGAAGTGTAAGTCGATTATTGGTTGAAGTCGCTATTGCGACAGGCATACCGATGGGAGAATGGACTTCGGCAGACGACATCTTGACGGCGATTGAGATATTGGAGAAAAGGAATGGCGTTTAAGGCGACGAAAGGGCAAGGAACCTTTCGCATTGAAGTCGAGCCTTATGCACTAAAGAATCTGATTTCAACACTTAATCTCTTAGACAAAGAAACGCAAGGTCGAGTCCGCGATGCAGCTCAGCCGCTATCTAAGCGATTAGCTGGTCAAATTATGATGTTTGGCCACGGCTCACCAACTCCACAGACAAAGCTAGTCTTGCAATCAATCGTCACACCACGCGATCGATTGATTCGTGTTGATATTGGCGGGCCAAAGAAGGTTGGTCGCGCCTATGGTGGACGACCAAGTAAAAGCGGCAAAGGCGCAAAGGTTGGACGCACTCAAGCTCCAGCCGGAGCACTTCTGTGGGGCTCAGAATATGGATCGCGTCCGGGCGTTGATAGAGCTCAACGCAAATATACAAACCGATTTAAGGTTCCATATAATCGCGAAGGATATTGGTTGAATAAAAGCGTGGACTTCTACACTCCAGTCGTTGCGCAGGAGTATATTTCAATCGTTAAAGGAATCATCAACGATTTGGGGCTCAAATAATGGCAGGCATTCCAAAGGTAAAGATAACCTTCGATGCTGACTTTGATGATCTCAAAAAAGGTATTAAAGGCTCACAGGCAGAAGTCGAAACCTTTGCCGACAAGGTCGGAGACTTTGGCAAGAAAGCGGCAGTCGCTTTCGGTATCGCCGGAGCTGCAATCGGTGCGTTCGCATTAGCCGCAGTCAAAGCCGCCGCAGAAGATGAGACTGCACAAACTAAACTCCAAGAAACTATTCGCAACACTACAAACGCAACTACGGAGCAGATTGCCGGCATTGATAAATATGTTACGGCACAAAGTATCGCGACGGCGACAACCGATGATGTCATTCGTCCGGCCTTGTCTCGATTATTGCGTGCAACTGGAGATTTGACCAAGTCGCAAGAATTGCTCACATTAAGCCAAGAAATATCTGTGGCAACCGGCAAGCCATTGGAAGCAGTGACAAACGCCGTTGCAAAGAGCTTTGAAGGATCTAATACTGCACTTGGCAAATTAGGCATTGGCATCGACGCTGCAACGCTCAAGACTATGACATTTGATGAAACGCAACAGTTACTGAACAAGACATTTGATGGCTTTATTGAAAATCAATCTGAAACTGCTGCGTTTAAGTTTAAGCAAATTAGTATCGCGGTTGATGAATCCAAAGAAGCAATCGGTGCAGCTTTATTGCCAGTCGTGAAAGAATTAGCAGACTTCATTATTGTTTCAGTCGTTCCAGCGATTGAATCATTTGTTGCTGGATTAACTGGCGAAGATAGTCTTGCCGAAGGTCTTACAGAATCACAGAAAAAGGCCGTTGAATGGGGAACAAAAGTCCGAAACGTGCTCGACACAGTTATTGATCTAAAAGATGAATTGATTGCCTTGGCTATTGTTATTGGAACAGTCTTTGTTGTTTCTAAGATTGCCGCCGGTGTCACGGCGACGATTGCATTGATAAAAACATTGATTACTGCATATAACGCTTTGAAAGCATCAGCGATTCTGGCGGGTATTGCTACTGCATTCGCACTCAATCCATTGTTAGGTGTTGGAGCCGTTGCACTTGCGGCTGGTGTTCTAGCTGCTGGAAATGCTTTAGCAAATAGAAATGAAGGCGAAACACAATTTGCAGTAGGTGGCGCACCCGGAGCGATTAGCGGTGGGGGCAGTAGCGGTCGCAGTACGGGTGGAATTACAGGTAGCGGAATCTCAGGCGGTGGAAGCACTAGCGGAGGCGGGGCAACGTCTAAAGTAACGTCAGGCATCGCAACGGCAGTTGCTAGTGCAGCTAGAGCAGGCGGAGCCTTTACCGATTCACAGAATGCAGCGCGTTTAATTGCTCAAGGCGGTGGGGGCTTTACAGATTCTCAGAACGCTGCTCGGATCAATCTCACAGTCAATGGCGCAATCGATGCCGAAGGTACGGCTCGCACAATCGTCAAGACTCTCAATGATTCGTTCTATCGTGGCACTGGCGGAGCGTCCGCACTTCAGGCAATCTAATGACGCAGTGGGCTCCAGTCTGGCGCGTTGAAATTGCCGGCGTTGATGTTACCGATTCGGTGTTGGCCAATCTGACGATTACGTCAGGGCGCACGAATATCTACGAACAGGCTCAAGCCGGTTATTGCTCGGTCAATCTCATTATCTTTAATCAAGCTGCATTACCTTACGAAATCAATGACACAATCTCGATTGAAGTCCAAGACACATCGGCCGTCTATGTGCCAATCTTTGGCGGATCAATCGTGGACATCTCTGTAAGCGTTTCTCAGGTAGGTTCAACGGCTTACACTCAAGAAGTCACCATCACGGCTTTAGGAGCCCTTGCAAGGCTTCAGAAGGCTCTCACAGATGGCGTCTTGTCTCATGACTTTGATGGCAATCAAATTGAAACAATCTTGCGCGAAATCCTATTGACTCAATGGCAACAGGTTCCGGCTGCTCTTCAGTGGGAGGATTATGATCCAACGACAACTTGGGCAACTGCTGGCAATAGTGGCATCGGCGAGATTGACACTCCGGGCAATTATGAGCTGGCGCAACGCTCATTAAATCGCATTATTATTTACGACTTAGTCGCAGCGCTTGCCAATAGCGGATTAGGTTATTTATACGAAAACGCGTCCGGCCTTATCTCATATGCAGATTCTTCGCATCGCACGGTTTACCTTGCCGCTAACGGCTACACGGATCTCACTGCTAATCACGCGCTAGGGCAAGGCATCACCATTAAGACACGGGCAGGCGATGTTAGAAATGACATCACCATCAGTTATGGCCAAAACTCAACAAATCAAGTCAGCGACACAGATTCAGCATCGATTGCACTTTATGGCGATTTATCACAAATCTTTACAACAACGCTTCGACATGTAGCCGATGCCGAAGATCAAGCTGCGTTCTATCTAGCACTAAGAGCCTATCCTCAGCCAATCTTTGATTCCATCACTTACGCCTTGACCAATCCAGAGCTAGACAATGGAGATCGTGACGCTCTTATCAATATCTTTATGGGTCAGCCAATAGCTCTCAATGACCTTCCGTCAAATATGTCGTCTGGAACCTTCCAAGGCTTCGTCGAAGGCTGGACTTTCCGCGCTTCCTACAATCAGCTCGACATCACTCTTTTGATGTCTCCACTGGCATATTCACTCCAGGCCATGCGTTGGAACGACGTGCCAATAACCGAAGCATGGAATACCGTGTCGCCGACTTTAGAGTGGCAATATGCCACAATAGTCTCATAACGAAAGGAAACACTTATGGCAAATCCAACAACGAATTATGGCTTTGTTCTACCGACGGCCACTGATCTAGTTACGGATCTTCCAGCCGATTTCGATGTCGCACTTCAAGGCGTTGATACACGACTAAAAGCCTTGCAACCAGGCACAACGCTTGGCGATCTTGCTTATTCATCAGCAACGGCAAACACCAACACACGACTTGCAGTTGGGACAACTGGTCAGATTTTGACTGTTGCAGGCGGCGTTCCGTCATGGGCTACGCCCGCAGGTGGCGGCGGCATGACTTTACTTGCAAGCGGCTCAATTAGTAGCGACCCGACAACCATTTCAAGTATCAGCCAAGACTATAAAGAACTTGTCTTTTACGCCATCGATTGGAAAAGTGGATCAGCAAATAACACTTATGTTCGATTCAATGGCGATGGTGGCTCTAATTATTATACTGTTCAAGTGACGCAAAACAACACGATATTCTCATCCGGCGTTGGTGTTGCACAAACTGCGGCTTCAGTTATTGGTCCAGATCGTGGAACAGTCAATGACAATAACCTTGTATTAAGGATTCCTAATTACACGGCAGCAGCCTACAAAGTGGCAAGTGCAATCAGCTTTATTACCAATGACGGCAACACTACTTTCGGCACAACAAATACAACTATTGGATATAAATCAACTACGGCAATTAGCTCTCTCAGTATCACTACTTGCACAAGCGGTTCCTACGAGTTATATGGAGTGAAATAATGAAAATCACAATTCACAACGCAACAACCGGCGAAATTGTTTCACGGGAAATGAACGAAGAGGAGCTGGCGCAAGTGGCAAAAGATAAATTGACATTTGAGGCAGATCGAATTGAAGCAGAGAATAAGGCTTTAAAAAAAGCTGAATTGCTGGAGAAATTAGGAATCTCGGCAGAGGAAGCGGCTTTACTACTTTCATGACATATCCAGAAGGCACTGCTGCTCGGATCATAGAAGTCGCACTAGCTGAAGTCGGCACGGTGGAGACTGGCGAGAATCTGACAAAGTACGGCAAGTTTACAAAGGCCGATGGATTGCCATGGTGCGGTTCATTCTGCAACTGGGTCTTTCACACTGCCGGCGTCAAGATTCCATCAATGGTTTCAACGGCTGCCGGAGCTCATAAAATGAAAGAGCTAGGTCGATGGATTGAAGATAAGCCGCAGCTTGGAGATCTTTGCTTTATGGACTTTCCACACGATGGCATCGACAGAATCAGCCACATCGGCATTGTGGTCAAGGTAGGCGCAACGAGCGTCTATTGCATCGAGGGCAATACTTCCGGCACTGGTGATCAGCGCAACGGCGGAATGGTGATGATTAAACAACGCTATATTGGCAAGGAGATTGTTGGTTTCGCTCGCGCTCGCTTGACGACCTATGCTGGAGAATATCCAGTGGTTGAGCTAATCCAAAAGGCGAAGCCAAAGGAGAAGAAGAAATGAAAGATCTTAAGGCGTTAGGTGCATCATGGGCGAGAAGCTCAGTGGCTGGAATGTTAGCCGTCTATATGACAGGCAACACGAATCCAAAAGATTTAGCGATGGGGCTTGTTGCTGGCATCATTCCAGTATTAGCTCGATGGGCTAATCCTAAAGACGTGGCATTCGGTAGCAAGAAGTGAGTGTAGGCGAATGGACGGCGGTGGGTGGGCTTGTTCTTGCGGTGCTCACTGCCATCTATTCGTCAATGAGATTCATGGTGAAGTCGATCATGCGGGAATTGTCTCCGAATGGTGGCAACAGTCTTAAGGATCAAGTGTCTCGAATTGAAGCGCGTTTAGATCAACTATTGCTGGAGATTGCTCTCAAGAAATAGACACGCCGACGCCAATCTTGAAAATGTCGGCCATTGGTGTCACTCTGTATCTGGGAGCATTCGACAAGGCTCCCACGGGAGCAAAAAATGACATCAAATGAAATCGGTTTATTCTTGTTTATGTGTCTGGCCTGTATTTTATGGTCGATTGTGAGCTACACAATGGGCTACAAAGAAGGCCACAAA